ACATGACCAAGGAAGGACGTTTTACGTCCATCACCGTACTCAGTGTGTTGTTTGTCAGGGTGTGCTGTTAGACCGAGAGCTTTTACGCAATCGGCAAACAGTTTACCAATGTTCCCATGATTGACACATTCAGTGTCATTGAACATAACCAACAGGTCATCGGAGTAACCATAGACTACGTGTTCCCCCATGGGATATTGCCGCAGGAAATACTTCCAGGCAGCATAACCCCATATCATACCGAACACATTAGTCAACATACAACCGGACATAAGTCCAGGTGTAGTTGAACTAATCACACCCTCGGGAGCCCATAATTGGGCTTGCGTGTAATGACTAACAAGGGCCTGACACAAATCTACACTAATGCCGGTAAGTGGACCTATGATGTGTTCAAGCATCAATTTAATTCCAAACGTTGGAATCGATGCATCAAACTGACTATAGTCTCCCTCAAAACAGCTGTGGTAGTGATCCAAGTAATACTGCAGCTCATTTTGTATGGCGTAAATTCCATTCAACCCTCGACTGTAGGCGTGTTGCTTTTGGATTCGGACAAAGAAGTCCTGAATATCGCAAGCAATAACACGCTCAAGTATACTGGAACACTGGACAGGTCGTTCAGTGGCCTTAAGGTTGGGGTTATCAACCATGCCCCGGTACATCTTTCTTGTAAAGAGTACGTAAGGAGCGTTGATAAACTCGGAATAGTCGCCTGTTTCATGACAATCTCTCCGGTAACGGAGAGCATACTCGACTGGGGTTATCGTCTCTCCATCTATTTCTTGTGGATCAAACCACTTCTTAGTGAAGAAGGGATAACCGGTAGAGGAGTTAGTGTTGAGTTTGGACGTGAGTTCATCATCAGTGAGTCTAGTAAATTCAATGTTGAAGTTACTGGCGACCATTGCGTACTCAGCTCTGATTTCCTCAAGGATGTCCACTACTTCATCTTCTGGGACCGAAATGTGTGTCGGGGCAAACACCTCGTGCACCTTATGTTGCCAAAGAGAGTAGTGACGAAGATAGAAGGGACCAATCTTACGTAGATAGTCAAATTCACGTTCGTGGATTACACTATCAGCGATGATTGGTGTGAGACGGGCTATTAGCGTGGCAGGATCGATGTGTGATAACACATCGGTTCTGTTGCGCTCCACAGCACT